CCACTTGGTTTGACACATGTGATAGCAGTGCTTTGGGGTATTCCAAAGATTGCTGACCACTCTTTGTTTGTTTCGACTGCAACTTCTCTGAGTGCTGTGAGGGTTTTTTCAAGCCCATGTTTTCTCCCATTTGTTAATTCATTATCCATAATACCTGTAAGGCTAACACCAAGAAGTCTTTCTTCCTCAGTATTATTCTGCCATATCTTTCGTAGGTATGGAAACTTAGTGAGTGTAGCCTGTGCTGTGCCAAGTATAGTGGCAAGCATAACCTTCCTCTTTAGATCTTCAAACTTATCCTTCTCTCGTATTACAACCTCTGTAAGATTGCAGAACTGATAAGGTCTAAGTATGATCTCACTGCAAGGATTACAACCGAACTCATGTTCGGCATCTCTTCTGCCAAACTTCTTTGCTTGTTCCTTTGCAGATATTCTATTAAATATACCACGTTCACCTGACTTAGACTCTACAAGAGATGTCCACTCACGTAGGAATGTTTCTCCGTCTGGCTTGTCCGTATATACAACAGAGTTATTTGATAGTGCCATCTGTGGTGCAGTCTCCCACCACTTGCCTGACTTAGCATGTCTCATCCGTTGGTCTGAGAGGTTAGACAAACTGATCATGGCAGATCTACGTACACCACCAGACACAACAACTTCCCCAACCTTGCACATTAAATTATGACAGTCGTAGCTAGACAGCTTCTTACCTTCATTCTGTCTGAACAGAGCTACAGTAAAATTAAATAGATCAATGAGAGGAGCAGGACCACTTGCTCTACCACCAAACACTTTAAGTCTAGCACCTGCAGGTCTTACCTTTGACATATCCCACACAGGAACTTCACCCATATACAGGTGTCCTATAAGCTTACGTAAGGCTTTTGCCCATCCTTCTTTGCTGTCTTGCACCTGTATGCATGTGTCCACATGATCTAGCTTCTGTGGTATCTCTGGTAGCTGTAGTACATATTGTCTTTCTACAGAGAAGCCAACACCTGTACCACACAATAATATATACATAGCTTCATCAAAAGCTTTTGGATCATCAACAGGTAGATAGCTACAGTTGTATCCTGCTGTGTTGTCTCTCTCAAGGGCAGGACCTGCTGTCATCAAGGCTCTCATAGAGGGCATAACCTCTAGGTTCTTTATAGCTTCAAAGATCTGTTGCTTCGGCAAGTGTCCTTTTACTTTATCAGTGATGTAATCTACATATCTCTGAACAGTCTCTTCCCATGTTTCTCTTCTGTTTTCTTCATCAATCCATCTAGCATATCTAGATATTGCAATAAATTTTTGATAGTCGTTCATGTCAATCCTCCAATGTTATTCTAATATGTTTTACTTTTAGCCCATCAATATCATAGATAAACTCTTCTAATGCTTGTTGTATCTCTTCACTAGGATCACCGTCAGCAGGGACAGGGTACTCGTCTTTATCTAGATTAAGAGTGAGATATACTTTAACAACCATCGTCCAACTCTATACCAAAGTCAAGCAGTCCCTTATCTACACTATCCTTTTTTATCTTTATTAATTTGTCTAAATACCACTGTGCCTTCTCTAAATCCTGAACACCATTCTTGTATCGGTATCTCCAAAGATACTTAATAATATTACCCTGCAAATAATATTCGTATCCTTCACCTGTGGCTGACTGAATAGCTTCTATACACTCAACACCATACTTGTTGTAGTGTGGTGGATTGTTGACCATATCTTTATCTTTGCAATTATTCATTTCCCATTTTGCCATATCATGCACTCCCATTTAGTTTCTCTTTCATTGTTCTGAAGTCTACCTTAATTACATTACCTTGTCTACCAGTAATTGCAACCTGTGGTTTTTCTTTTGGTTCTTCCATCTCTGATCTAACAATCTCATATACTTTTTTAGCATGATCTTCATCAGATCTAAGTAGATCAATGCTTACAAGTGTCATGCGAGCAAAGAACATAATCTCATTAAAGTCCCTATCGGATAGGGGGTTTGCTACTGAATCTATAACTTGTAAGTTAACATCTCCTGTCCAATTATTTTGATGATCTAATATGGGTTGCATTCTTATTATAATATCTTGGTCATCTAGTTTGAAATGTAAATCTTTAAATCCGTTTTGTGTCATTTAAAACTCCTTATAATCTTTTTCCTTGGAAACTCTATGAGTTCAGGAAGTGGTTTCTTTTTACGTTCTTTAAGCCAAGGCTCTGGTATAACTCTGTCATGGTATAGGAACTTGTTCTTCTCACACCAATCTCCATAGCTAGTCTTAGAACCTTTCTTAATCTTTCTTTTACTACTTGTAAACACAAAACGTATGTCTAACTTGGGATGCTGTTTCTTAATACATATGTGCTTTCTTCTGTCCTCTACGGTGAAGAGTCCTTTGGTTTCTATTATGATACCGTTAGGTAGCACAAAGTCAGGTGTGTAATGTCTGTAAGCCAAGTCTTCCCATTCTATCTTGATGCCCTCATAAATATATTTTACTTTTAGTTCATCAAGAAACTCTGAGAGCTTTACTTCTAGCCCACTACGATAGCCTAACTTACGTGCTACCTTATACTGTTTAGAAGTGTATAACACCTACCACCAAACAGAGTATGTTCTAGACAGAGGAACATGCCTGTCTCCGTAGAGAGCTTTAGCTTCTGCTAGGTATGCTTCTTTTGCAAAATTGTAGGCAGCATACTTTTTATCAGTATATGCTTTCTTCATTTCTGAAAGCTGTGTTTCTAAATCGGAGATCTGTTCAGCCATCTCCTCTAACGTAGGTTCTTTTTTTGTCATAGTAATTTCTCCTTTCCTATTTCAACATATGAAACAATCTTTGGTTCTTTTGCCTGAGATACCAGAGAAGGTAACTCTTGCAAGTCAGTCCAACAGGAGTGCTTAAATCTACAGAATGAGCATGTTGTTCCTAAGATTTTATTTCCTGTGGGCTTACCTCTAAATGTTTCTTCAACTGCATCAAAACATCTGTTAAACTTGTTACTCTGTACTACGCTTATATTATCAGATAGTTTATCTACTTCTTTTGTCAAGTCTAAACCAGTAGCAGGTACATATTTAAAACTACCATTAGCTTTATTTATGACCCACCAACCACCTGCTTTCTTATTCAAAGCCTGTGCATACCCTGCCAACTGTCCTACATAACCAAAGGGATCTTCTTTGGCAAGAGTATCAAATGATTCAAACTTATTTCTATATGACCAATCAGATGCTGACTTAATATCATCAACGGCATCATCCATAATTATGTCATATGTTCCTTCTATTTTGGAGTCTATAGCTAATTCCATAGACACCTTCTTAGAATCTTCGTAGGCTACACCTGCCTGTCTAAGCAGACCCTTGAATACAGACTCAACAATATCTCCTAACATCATATTCATAACAAAGTTATTAGGAAATGGTAGAGCTTTCTCAGGCTCGTGCTTCTCATACCAAAGCTGACAGGTAGGCTTGCCTATGTTAGACATCCTAAGTCTGAACTCTTTCCTAGAATTTTGTGAGCCAAACTGACGGTGTAAGGCATCTTTGATGTCATCACAAATCTTATCAATGTTTGCATCAGACAACACCTTCTTACCGTCAGTGGCTTGGTCTAGGAATCGGTGCAGTTTAAGTTCTGCCTTATGATTCATGGCTACTGAACTTTCTCTTCATTAGTAATGTCGATGAAAGTTTCCACAACAGCAGGATCAATGTCCTCTTTGGAATGAACATTCTCATCCCACTGATTCATGATATACTGGTTGTAGTTAGTAACCCAAGACAGAAGATCACCAAAGAGTTCCTGATCTTTATCAGATGTCTCTACCTTAGAGGTAAGATCTAGCCTTGTGCTAGGCACATAGTAGCTGTTACCATTCGGTAGTTTTCTCTCTTCAGATGAAGTGTACACAGTGTGATTAACTGGTAGTCTCTTCATCTTAGAAAGTTTTACAAAGACATCACCAACAGTTTTAAATGCTTCACGGTTATCTACTTCCCATATAAAAGGGACATAACCTAGATCAGCATCACTGTTGTAGTCACCCTCAACTTTAAGAGCTTTATCAAACTTAGCAAGTCCTAGTATAACTCTGACTCGTTTGATCTGTCTGATCAGTTCTTTCTGCTTGTCAGGCAGAGAAGCAAAGTCCTGTATATATCCTGCAGGTTTGCCACAGTTGAAGCCCCCATCGTTATCCTTTAAGTCAACGTTAAGATTATCAGACATGACTGTCTTGACATAGCGATTGGGTGTACTGTCGTTGCCCTTGATAAACCTTTTATACATATAGCGTTGCATGAAAGGTCTGATCTCAATGTCAGTCTGAAAGTACTGACCATCATCAGGTACTTCTAGTTTAAAAGAACCAGAGGGTATGGTTTCAACATTCACTGTCTTACCATTGATCTCTGTTGTACCCATGATAGGTGTGTGACTAAGCTTTAGTCTAGCCAAAGAACTAGCAGACTTCTTAGAGATCTCAGTACCCACAGGTTCTGACATGCCCATAGCTTTAGCCATATCGTCAAAGTTTCCGTTTATTGTTACTACTTCATTCATATATATTCTCCTTATAATTTAAAAAAGTGTTATAGTTATACCATTATACATCTTTAGTGTCAAGCCAGTTGTTACCTATTTTTGCATCTAATTTCAAAGGCACATTAAAGTCTATATTCCAACGTGTATCAATGATAGATTTCATTGAACTGTTAATACTATTTACTATGTTTAGAACATCATCCACTTCGTCAGGATGAACATCTATTACTATTGAATCATGCACAGTATTCACTATGCAACTATTCATATTCATGAGCATGTTATCAAAAGTCATGAGAATTAGTGGCACTATATCTGCTGTAGCAAATGCTTGCACAGGGTAGTTCTTTATCTGTGTAAAGTATGTGACAGTACCATTACCTTTACGTACTACATCAGGGAAAGAGAAGGAACGTCCTGAAGGAATATTTACACGTCCTGTGTTTATAGCTTCGTTACCTAACTTCTTATGCCATGCCGACACACCCTTGTACTTATCACCAAACTGCTCGTAGTACATAGCTTCTGCTTCAGACCTACCAAACCCTGTAGCTCCGTACAGAGGAGCAAAGGTATGTGCTTTAGCTTCCTGTCTAGATGTAGGTTGTCCTGCATCTGTAATAACCTGTGCAGTATAACTATGCACATCAAAGCCTTCGCTTATCTCCTGCATTGCAACTTTGTCCTGTGACAAATATGCTGCAGTTCTAAACTCTAGCTGTGCAAAGTCAGCTTCAAGTATCTTGCCACCTTCCCAACGTGATACAAAGATCTTCTTCACAGGGAACGTACCACCTCTAGGCATGTTTTGCATGTTAGGATCTGCACCACTGAACCGTCCTGTAGATGTACGATGCTGTAATAATCTAACATGTAGTTTGCCATCAGGCTTGGTGTAGGTAGATATACCTTCAACAAACGAGGACAGGTACGTATCCAAGGCAGATAGTCTGCGAACATTCTTTAGAAACAACTCTGCCTTTGTATTACCTGTACGCTTGGCATAGTGTTCAAGTATCTCAAGGTTGAGTTTGTTTGTGCTAAAGCCATTGGCGCTCACCCACTTGGCAGACGGTGCAGTAAATCTAAGACCTGCTATCTGCTGTCGTGGTGTGTATATCCACCCAGACTCTTCACACCTGACACACTTGTTTGGTTTCTTGAATGGTGTGCCATCCTTCTTAACCTTTGTGATCTTGCCACGTCCTCTACATACAGGGCAGGTACTAGCCGTAACCTTGTACATGATGTCTGTATGATCATTAACAGCATCTGTGAATGCGTCCTTTCTCATGTAAGGCTCAAAGTAATTAGCCCACATAGACTTATCCTTTGGCTTACGACTGTAGATAACCCAAGACAACTGCTCTGGACTATTGAGATTGATAGGTCTGTCTCCCATGAGATCACGAACCTGTTGGCTGAGATCATTCCAGATACCCACCTTCTCTTTCTCAAACTCCTTACGTACTTCATCAAGCTTATCTAAGTCAACATTAAACCCACGCTGATATATCTTACACAAGCATACGGCAACCATATTTGTATGTGTGACTGTGTCCATAAGATCTGCATCACCATTACTAAGCCTGTGATGTATCTTGTCAGCCAGATCATATGTAGCACGTAAGTCATGCAATAGATACTCTGACAACTCAGCGTGTGGTATCTCAGCTACAGACACACCTCTCTTAAAATAATCTTTCATTGTGTCCTGCTTCTTGTTGGATAACATGTAGCGTTCTGCACACTGCTCTAACGACAGAGGTTGTTTCTGCCCACGCTGTAGCACATACTCACCAAGCATAGTATCAAACACGATGCCCTCATACTTGAAGCCAGACTCCCACAACCATATAAGATCATGTGACACATTGTGACACACAAGCACAGTAGTATTATCTAGTGCCTGTTGCACCATAGCATGTCCATTTTCTGTGGGTAGTTCTTGAGCATGATCAAACGTGACCACTCTCTCCCAATTATCTGTCTTCATACCAACCATAACAAGACTATTAGTCTCCTCAAAAGGATCTAAGTGCAACTTATCATTACGTTTTGTTACAGTATTCTCTACGTCTAATATTAATCTCATTTGTCTTCCTTTAGTTGAACCAGTTCAGCTTCCTGATAGGGTATGTGAAAAAAGTATTCATATCTTCTTGCGTTAGATAAGTATATCTCTTGCACAGTTTCAGGTGTAAACTGATAATCTTTTATTCTCCATGCACACTGCATATCACCTCTTATAACATAAAAATTAAAGAATGCATCTGTTTGTTTCATTTCTTTAAACTTATTTAACAATTTAAATTTACGATAGGGAATCCTAATCTCTTTCCAAGAGGGCAGCCAATCCCCAAACCATTGTCTCTTCATCTCAACCTCTGAGTAGTACGTATTACCATTCTTCTCACTCTTGATATCAAAAGAATAATCCTCTTCAGTAGATAAGATAGTGTGTCCGTTGTTAACTAAGTAACCTGACACTGCATCTTTAGCTACACCATCATTCTTGGCATACGAATAGGGTCTAAACTTCCTAGTGTATGCACCTTTAATAGGCTTAAATGTATTCATGCTGTGTACCTCGCTGTCTTGTAGTCTAGTTCGCAGACAATCTTGCCGTGCCAACCAGACAGTTTGTTTTTTACCACGTTGATATGTCTTTGTGGTGACTGTTCTTCTTCACCCTCAACGTCAGGGTTCTTGGCAAGTAGTAGCATAAGGTCAGCTTCGGCTGCCTTACCTGTTCTACTGCCTTCCATCATGGCTTGGTTGAGTACAACCTTACCTTCTGCTTCAGCAGATAACTGTGACATATAGAATATGGCACAACCATATTGCTTGGCAATCATTCTTGCATGGACTGCATTTGCTTTGAGTGCTTCATCTTGTCTGGCAAATCCTGCCGTTTTAGCAAACTTGTCACCCATGTCTAATACAACGACATCAGGTTTAAAAGATTTAGCAATGCTCTCAACCCATGCCATGTCACGTCCAGTAGAGTCATAAAGTTTTATATTCTCTTTTACTGCACCATACTTCTCATGGGCAAGCTTGGGATTATCTTTGATCTCGTATTGATTCATATTAGAACTAGCAGTCAGGTATCGCATACCCACTCTATGCACTGACTCTTCGTTACATAGAACAACACACTTAGCACCCTGTCTGGCAAAGCCCTGCTCTCCTGCAATCATAGATGCATGGAAAGAAGTCTTACCTGTATTAGGTCTAGCTCCTACCTCTATCAGGTGTCCTTCGTTTACACCCTCTATCTTACGAGTCAAGCTAGGTATATTAAAAGACCAACGTGCTTCCATGTCATTCCTTGCAAGAAGATTCTCAATAGATATGTCAGCCCACTCTATATTCATAGTAGGTATGAAGTCATCACCATACTGCTCTAGCATATTACGGAGTGGCTCAAGGCTAGTCTGTGAACCATTCACATAATCAAACCCAAGGTTTGCTATCTCTTCTCCAACTACTTGTTGGAATAGTTTGGACAACACCTCTTGTGCTATGTCATTACCAAGAGGGGACTCCTTCTTGATACGTGAGAACAGATCACCATATGCTTGCTTCTGTGCTGTGGTAAGAGTAGGATTGTTTGACATAAACAATACTTCTACCTCATCAGGTGTGACTGTCCTGTTGTATGTCTTCATGGCATAATCAACAGAGTTTTTTATCTTTCGCATATCCTTTGTAAATAATTTATCAGGGCAACGAATACCTCTATGATCATCATAGAAGTCTTTGGTCATCAGACTACGTATTAATGCTTGTTCCATTTAATTCTTCTCCTATTGCTGTTAGTTTTTCAATGTCGTTAGGATGCTTGTATTTCAAATCATCTGTTAATCTAAGTACCTTTACTGTATCTACTACACTCCTGAGATCTTTACACATCTCTGTTGCCTTGGGTAGGGCATCAGGATCAAGAGCTACTATTGCTGAAGAGAACTGTGACAAGTACCTCTTGTGTATATCAGACAGTGATGTGCCTAACACAGCAACCCCAACATACACGTCACTGCCTACAACTACGGCACTGACACAGTCCTCAACAACTACAGCGACTTTACCACAACCAGATGTAAATGGCAAGCCACTATTCCCATATCTTTTCCATTTAGGCAAACTATTTCTAAGACTTCGCCCTATTGCATCAACTGTGATGCCATCATGCACAATGGGAAACACTGCACGATTATCCTTTACATCATGGTGTAGTCCACCCATTAGGTCAAACCTTTCCATAAATCTAGTAACGTCAGGCTGCCCCTTGTATGGCACAACATATTCTGGCATTACAAAATGTTCAGCTTGTCTCTCTTCCTTGTGTAGAGTTTTCTTGATGTCCTCTACAGATAAATGAACAGGCTTAGAACCACTGATACTGCAAGAAGCCTTGTAACAATTCCACAACAGTCTGCCCATATTGTTTGATATAGTAAAGGTCTTGTATCCACCACACTCAGGACAATTCATTCTCTTTGTTTCATTATTTAATATATCTATATCACTTATAATGTTATATATATTATGCATTGTATTTACTCCTTGTATTGAGAGCATTCTTAGCACTCTCGTAAGTGTGTTTCATGTACGGCTTGACAGACTGTACATTTGTGTGACCTGTCACTGACATAAGTTGCCCCATTGGGACTCCACTGTCAATCATTTCTGTAACTCCTGTTCTTCTGAGATCCATAAGTCGGAGTTCATCAGGCAGGTTTAAATGCTTCATGACACGCTTTGCAATCTTTGATACACTCTCCAACCCATAGGGCTTGTACTCACCCTGTATGGGGCTTACATTGGGAGCTACATACTGTTGAAAGCCAAAGTCACCCTGTTGTTCGTACAACATATCATACAAACTGTCACTGATAGGCAGGAACACCTTTGACCTACGCTTGGACTGCTCTAGTGTGAGCATACCTTTGTCCATGTCAAGGTCATTCCAAGTGAGCAGTCTCATATCACCCACTCTCTGACACCATTCATATGCCATCTGTACTATCAAGCCAATGCTTCTATATTCATAGTTTGCATAAGCATAGTCAAGAAATTGACGCACATGCTCCTTTGCCCACACTACACGTCTAGGTTTGGTAGACTTACGTCTTATGTTAGAGAATGGATTGTGATTTCCATACTCCATCTCAGTCGCATAGTTATATATCCGTGATGCAATACTGCACACATGGTTTGCAAGCGACACACCACGCCTGACCCAGAGTTCATAAGTCCTCTTAGCCAACCTACTAGATATAGTATGCCACTTTTTTTCACCTAAATCTAAGCAAAGTATCTTAATGAAGTAGATGTAATCAGCTTTAGTTGAGTCACGTAAAGCATTGAAATCATTAGACAAAAGATATATGTCACATAATTCTGACAGGGTAGTAGATCGTGTGACCACAGACTCTGTCATCATTTCCTGACGATATTCATCTATCAATTTGTTTAATTCATCTGCAATTTTTTTTGCTTCATTAAAATTCTTACCAAGTTCTCTGCGAGATACAATACCATTGTCAATAAGTTGACGAGGGGGACTGAACCTGAATGTCCGATCCCCCTTGGGTGTGTACCTCTTGTACATGTAGCGAGGTAGCTTCATTAAGCAGCAACCAGTTCTTTGAACTGCTTTGATGATACCCACTTGGTAACTTCCTGCTCACGTCCCCACATGCTGATAGCGTTGGTATCATTGCCTGTGTTTCGTAGCTTGAAACCATTTCTCTCATCTGCATATGATGCATAGTTAGTGAACGCTGAGTACAAAGCAAAGGCATTGTGTCCTCTTGTTTGTATCTCTTGTGCATACAAGCCAAGCATCTTATCACCTTTCTTCTCAGAACCCATGAGAGAGTGAAGCATATCTCTCACTGAGTTATACTCAAGAGGTGTTCTTGCCCACTCCTGTAGCTGTTCAGCCTGTGAATAGAAGTCACTGTTAGCATTTTCTAGCTCCTTGATAAAGGTAGCCATGTTGAAGTTGGTAGTGTTCTTTCTTCGCACCTTGTCATGCTCACCTCTGATCATACCATTTGTGCAGAAGAAATCTATTGAACCAAAAAATACTTGGTTAGAACACAGACCATCTACACCATGTAGGGCTATTACTCTCTGTGATATTTCTGTCATGTGCTTGTCTGTTGTTATCACTGCCTTAGTGCTAGGCATAGATGCATCAAGCATAGCGAATGCACCATTACGTGCATGATTCCACTTTACATTTGCACCTTCCATTGCTTCTTCTCCAAGCTGTTCAGACATAGTTCTGCACACATTGTCAAAGAACTCCTTGTGTGTAACAGAGTTAAACTTGCTACCAACAATACCAATAACCTCATCAGTATCATTGTTAATAACATACTTCTTACCTGCCATACGTGTAGGCTCAGTACGTGTAGTAAAGTCTAAGTAAATTGGAAGTTCTCCAAGTGCGTTGTTTGTAAAATCTAAAGCCATGTTAGTTCTCCTTATGTTGTTTATGTGTTAAAGATATACTATATAAATAATTAATCAAGTACTATTTTTCCCAACGATAAAAAATATGTCGGTCAATTCTGGTTGTGCGTGTCTTGGTCTTCGCCCATGCAGGACGCACATAGGTTGCATGGTAATGTGTAGCACCCTCTGTCACATCAAGCACGATTGTGCCTGACAGGACAATGGATGCATACTCTTGTGCATATCTCCATTCCTTGCTGTCATACTTAGGCTCGTCACTCTCGCCATTACACCACCAACTAAATTGGCACTGGTGCAATACAGGTTTGTCTGTGCCTTTGTATGTGACTGCTTGTGTCACTACATCACAGACGTTGTTAGGAAACCTGCTGTCTTCTACTCTGTTCATGACAACCTGCCCCACTGCTATCTGTCCAAGCATAGATTGGAACTTTGCTTCGTGATATATGTTAAGTGCCATGCACATAAATGCTGTTTCTAAAATAGCCATTTGCCTACCTCATGTGTTGCCACTGCCAATATAAGATTCACCCATATTATCAGCAGTGTAATTCTACAGTTCTCACTCATGCAGCCATCCACTCAGGCATGTATCTGCCCCTGTTGTATCGTGCAAACTTGAGTTTGTCTGCCTTATAGAACTCACGATATGCCTTGATAGGATATTGCTCGTCAGTCTTGAGATGATCAAGCCCACTGAAACACTGTGGATGTGGTGTCTGCCATCCCTCTGGGATCATTTTTCTACCATAGTCTAATGCATCTATGTGCTTCATAGCCCCATGCCACTTACCATATCTGTGAGTATACTCCGTAAGCATGGCATCATACAAGCTAAATGCAAAAGCATAGTTGTCTCTAGTTTGCATAGCCCACAATGTACAAGGATGCTTCTGGTGGACAGGCTTGTATAAACCTTTCTCCTCTGCATACTCTGGTGCATGATGCCATAGCGTAGTACATAGCATCTGTGCTTCTTCTAGTGGCATCTTTACAATGTGCTGATCACACAGCGACTTTGCAATATCCTCTACATTGAACTCAATAATAAATCTATTCATACGCTACACTCCTTTCAAAATGTTCTGTTAGTGACTTACGATTCATTCCAACTGAGTCTAATTTAATTAGACCTAGCTTCTCGTACTCTACTGCAAGTGTTACAAAACTTTGTAACAAGTCAGGATTGTCCTTGACACATTGTGTTAATCGCCTAAGTGTTCTTTTTGTTTTATCAATCATGATATAACTCCTTGTACTACGGCATTCAGTAGCAGTGTACCCACTACACAAATAGCCATGATTAAAATTAATGCTCTGCCCTCAGTCATGACAAAAATTCCTGAACCATTTGCATTGGTTGTCACCCTTGCACACTCGTTCATGCTTGGCTGTTTCCCAACACTCAGACTGCCAAGGTGAGAAATACTTAGTAGTAAATCTGTCCACCCAATCTTGACCATCGACTGCCCACAGTCCTAGTATGGGCAGAGGTATGAGCAGCAAGAACACTACAAAGAATGCCATGCCAAAGCCTTTGTTATGATATGCTTTCATTTTTTCACCTCCGATATAAACAAGAAGCCACCACCATTACCCTCTGGGTCTTGTGATACTTCAATCATTACGTCCTCTCTCCCATTGCCTATTATAAACTGTGGGAAACCATCTCCATATTCTTCTTCTGACATACCTAAAAACTTCTTGATAGTAAAACCTTCTAGCTGTTTGTAGTGTTCGTCATATGCTCCTCTATTTGTTTTCATAACTTCTCCTATCCTGTTTGTAATAATTTACCACAGACACCACACTCATAGCCATGATATCTGTGACCATCTTCATAGAACTCGTAGTACTTTGGATTCTCTTCACAATGGTCACACTCATGGTCATCATGTTCAAATAATTCTTTATCCATACTGCACCACCTGTCCTGTGTTCCACTTGTCTGCTTCCTTTTGTGCGTCCTCATGGGTGTCGAACAGTTTGATGGGACTCTTGTCATCCCACATAGCTCCACACCCTTGCTTCACATACTCCAAGCCGTCTGTTTCAAACGGCTCAAAGACTACTGCATATTGTACAAGTTTAATTGACTTATGTCCCAAAATTTTACTCATTTGTGTACTCATGAATATACTCCTTCTAATATGTGCGAGATCACTGCACGAGTGAAGCCATTGCCGATCATCTTGTAGCGTTGACTGTTTGATATGGGTCTTACCTCTCCGAGATAGCCATGCTTGTGGTCAAACTCACCATACTGTGTCCACAGATCTGGTAGTGTCTGTAAGCGTTCACACTCTAAAGGTGTTAATGCTCTCCAAAAAAGCTCGTCCACATCTGCATTGTCTTTTAGTAAAGTGGTTCTGTTTATCCAGTTGTTACACTCTACCTTGGGCATTCGCCATCCACCTTGCATAGTAGTCAGGGTAGGACTCTTGCCATGCCTAGAGTACACACGCTTGATGATGTCGTAGCCTTTGAGGTCAGCTTCACCAACTTGCTTACACTTATCCCAATGAGGATGACCTTTGTCATTGAAGACAACTTGCCTACGTGACTTCTCAAAGTACATCTTCATACTACCACCTTTAAAGTAGTTGGCATCAATGCAGTAGGACTTATCCCTGTCGGTCATGCTATCATCCTCTAGTATGTCAGACATAACTATGCCTAAGTCAGGTAACTCACCATGACGTGAGTTAGTTATGTAGACACGCCATCTTTGTTGACCAGATACATTGGCACTATTGTGAGATCGCATCTCTGCATCTGGACGTATGGCACTGATACGCTTGTACCACTCATGCTTGGCTTTGGACTCGACATTCTCAAACAGATAGAACTCAGGGTTCAAGCCTTGCAATGCATCGTACATTACCTCTGATAGATCACGACTGTCTGACGTGCCTTGCATCCTACCTGCCACGCTGTAAGGCTGACAGGGGAAACCTGCTATAAGCAGAAAGACATCTCTGCCCTTTAGTATGTCCCAACCATTGGCATCGCCATGATGTATAGCATGAGGTATCCTGTATCTGGATACAGCACTAGCATACTTGTCTGTCTCAAATGTGTGATACTCGTAGTCACCATCAGGTGATACATCAATACCTGCATCTAGGCATGAGAGGTAGGCACTATCTGTGCCACCACATAGACTAACCACTATTTTTTTCTGCATCAGTTCTCTCCTGTTCAATTGCATTAATTATATTATAAGCTTTCGTAACCTCAGACTCCAAAGGTTTTATACCTTTGAGTAGCTTGAGCATACCACGTAGCTTAGACCTGTGTTCATAGACTTTATCCTTAAAGTCATCATAATTTTTAATCATCATAATCTTCCTTGTTCATTTTCTTAAACTCCATTGCCCTCTTCTTGGCTCTGTTCTCCAACACCTTAGACCTCTTGTCACCTATTACTTTGTGTGTCAAGATGCCCTGTGTTACCATCTCTGCATGAAGCAGATTACGTGGTCTTTTAGGTAAAGGTTTTTTGTGTATAATTTTAGCCATTGGCTATCTCCTAATGATATGTTTGTACTGGTGTAGGTGCTTCATAGACATAGCCTACGTCTGGTTCATCGTCAAGTGTATACTCTTTGATGAAATCAAACTCGACTACTGCATCTGGGTAGCACATCTCTGTAAGATGCAAGGCATACTCAATAGCAGAAGGTGTACCCTTCCTAACGAGGGGATGAGAGCTACCAACTCTCACCACACCTCGTTGACCATCTACTGAGATAAATATCTCATAGTGTATCATGGTTAGGCTACCCTGTGTTGAATCAAGGAAGTCTTGATAGGCACATACTGAGTCTGTGATGCTCTAGGCTTACCATTCCTGTTGTAAGCATGGAAGGAAGACCTATGCCAACCAAAGAACCAAAAGTTAAACTTAACCAAAGGTTCTTTCTCAATTCCCTTCTGAACATAGAAACCTTTGATCTTAACCTTTCTGTGGATAACAGGCTTGTGACCAAGAAGTTTTAGCTTGATGCAAGTTAGAATTACTCTGATGGATGTAAGTCCACCATCTATTATCTTACCCTGTGGTAAGTTGTCAAAGTTAAATGTAAGCATGAAATGCTCCTTTCGTGTTAGTGTCCCAACGTTGGGACTGTTGGTTTATGTATTACAGTTATATAATACTTTCATATTCATTTCAAGTATTATATTAACTGTATACTTTAACTGAAGGTTTGCCTTCAGGTGTAGTTGTCAGCCAGATAGAACCTACCTCGCTAACTGGTTCACCATTGTCTACATAGACAAAGGTATCGTTCTTGTAAGGATTGTAGGTCACAGACCTACCCTCATCATGGTAGAACTTGGGACTAATCCAGACTTCTGGATACCATCCCTCTGCAAATGCATGGACGTTCTTCTTCCCTTCGAGAAGCACACGTTGTCTGCCACCTTGACGGACATTGAATGTGCCTACCAATAGGAACAACTCTGGCTGTCTGCCAACAACCAAGCCAGTCTGTCTATCTTGGATAGACCACTGACCTTTGTGTAAATTCCAATATACTCTTGCATTAATGTCCATTTTTAGAAACTCCTATCTCTATATATTTAACATCAGTTTCACCACTACCAACGATACCTTTTATATCTAAAGCAGTATCATCGGCAGAGTTCTCCCAATCTTCTCCTAGAAGAATAAAATCTAATCTGGTATCATCCGAATATCCAGATAACTCCGTTATCAAATCTTTAACTGTCATCATGCTACTCCTTTCTGACGTAGTCTAAGTTTACGGACAAGTCTTCTCTCTCTGAGGAGAGAGTGCTTGGCTCTTCTATCTGTCCCAACGTTGGGACTGTCTGGTTTCTTTTTAACTTTTTCAAAGTTACTATTACTTTGCATTGTGTTTCTCCTTAATGCGTTCTATCAATAGATAGCCCTCTCTGTTTTCTTTGTTGTATTCATTCAACTGCATGAATGATCTAAGAACATGGACAAAGTCCATATCTCCAACTGGGATGTATCTGTTCTGTGATACAGAAAAGTATGCTCCATCCATATCCATAGAGGTATCCTCTTCATATAACATATGACGAATGTCAGATGGTAAATTTTCTACAACGTCTAATAGACGTAGAACTTTCTTAACTTTCATTTGCAACTCCATTTGCTTTTTGTTTACTGTTTCCATGTGCAGGGAAACCTACGATTGCATCACGCTGTTTCCAACACAACTTGCAAGTCATACAAGACACGTCATCTTTGATGACAGCAGGACAGACTACAACCTTTCTCCCTTTGGGAGTAGTCGTATTAGTCATCTGATTAATAGGTAGCACAGTGGTAACTGGTGCTATCCCAAGATCAAACAAGTCATCTGCATGACTTAGGTTATTGCCAGACAAGTTTATGGTAAAACCATTATTGTTGGCATCTTTGACCACATCTCTGTTATGGCTAAAAGCCATATTATAATGAGTATAGGTCATGCCTTTCTTGTTCCCACGTTTATTAGCACGAACAAGTCTGGACATTTTTGGAGCATCAATCAACTCTGGATTGTCATTGTCCTTAGGACAATCTCCTGCCTGATTATGTCTCCAAGTCTCTGTGGCTTCATGTTCCACTCTGTCACACAGAGTATCCCAATCATGTCCCTCATCTGGAACTCTGTTCCAAACACCTGCCAATGGGAAGCCATCGGCATAACAGCCATTCTTCTTGAATGGACAGGCATCAGGACATGAGTCCCTCTCTGTGGTTGTCACAGACATCCTACCAACCTTTCGGTTGCCAGAGAATTTTGTAAATCTAGCTTTCATATTTAACTCCGTTAAAGTGTCCCAACGTTGGGACTGTTTCAATCCAAGTAATATATTTATTTACTTCACTCATACTGAGTGAATAAATATATTAATATACATCTGGTATCTTTCGACCAGAATAAGTAAGATCACCATGATCATAGTCCCTGTAAGGGCTATAATCATCTACATGATTGTCTTCAAGATTTTGCAAATCTTTTTCAACTTTGTTGATCCTAGCCACCAAGTCATCAGGGAAGTATCTTCCTCTATCTTGATAGCTTTTGACGTAAGATAGTCTATCAGTAACAAATCCTATGTCAGATATCAGTTTTGGATACATTCGGAGGGATTCAATAAATCCCTCACAAGAATTAATAAGATCATAAGCCTGTCTAGTTTCACTAAATGCCATGTTTAACTCCGTTAAGTTAGTTCTTTTTGTGGTGTTTCAGCTAAAGCTGAAAGAATTTTGGCTATCCTTGTTAAAGGATGAATCTGCCCACGCATTTCCACATTAAGAATGTGGTCAATAGGTTTTGAAGATACCTTATTTATTTGCCAATAAATATCCAAGGCTTCATCAACTCTGACTCTAAAAGAGTCAACGTCATTCTTTGTAAAGAATCCTTTGAGATGATCAGGTCTATACCTGATACCATTTTCACAACCAATTAAACAATCTTCGATTGTTGCAATAGCTTCGCTGATGTTATTTTCTGATACAAACATTTTAACTCCGTTAAGTTGTGTCCCAACGTTGGGACTGTTTCAGTTAACTAATATATTTATTTACTTCACTCATACTGAGTGAATAAATATATTAGAGTAAACTATTTCGGTTCAAGTAAGATGTCAAGGCAATTGTAAAAAAGCCAAATAGCCAGAAGACTATGGATATCATAAGACAAACTACGTCATGTAAATTGTGACCAAGGTCATCAATTTTAGTTGACTCCATTGCTTGTAGAAAGCAATGTCCAATGTAGAAATAAGCTATGGCTAAAGCCATAAGGCAAGTAAAGTTTATTAAAGTTTTCATGTTAATCTCCGATTAAAGTTTGAAGCCACCACTCAACCAGTAGCAATAAGCTACTGGAAGAGCAACTAAAATTATTATGAATAATAATTCCATTATCCATTAGTTCCAGTTTTGTTTCCTTTAGGAAAGGAAGTTTCAATGTTGTTGAAGATCTCTTCAAGAACTTCATTCTCATCAAGCTTTAGCTTGACTATCAGATCAGTTACTAACTGAGCAACATCTTTAGATGTTCTTGGCATCTTAACAACTGTTTGAGACTTCTTAGTCTCAGTTGGTTTAGTATCAGATACTTTAGTATCTGTTGGTTCAACCTTAGGTTGAGTAGTCCCAACGTTGGGCTTCTCATCAACCTTAGTTGATGGTGTATCAGATGATTTATCATCTGTCTTCTCAACCTTGGGTTGAGTTTCAAACTTGAATGCTTTCAGCATTGCTGTTAGAGAAGTGAAAGCAATCTGTTGCTTTCTCTTCTTGACCACTCTACCTTTGAGCCATTCTTGAATGGCATCAAACTTTCTGTAAAGCTGTAAAGCTTCGCTTCTTCTCTGAGAAGCAACTTTGTTCATCGAGGTTGCTTGCAACCTATCTGAAGTTATTCGACCACTGTCACTCTCTAGAGTGAGTTCATGGATCAACTTACCAAGTTGATAAGCTAAACCATTAAAGACTACGTCTTTCTCATTAGCCTTTTCAAGGCTAGTTACTCTGTCTTTCTCTAGCTTGGCTAGAGTAAAACCTCTCTCTTCAAGAGTTCCAGAGAAAGTTTCGAAAGCTTTTGCTGTTTGATTTGACATTATATTAATCCTCATTTTTATTTACATTTACCCATTTCATGGTGTAAATAAAAATGAGGATATATAAGCTGTCCCAATGTTGGGATACGTTAGTTGTTTACAACTAAACTGTGCATCGGCACTCTAATTTTACTCAATTCTCTGGGAATTGAAGATTTTAAGAAGCTACAGTTGCTTGCAACTGATGTGATAACAGTTGTTTATTAGAAATATATGCTTATATTTCAATAACTTATACTACCTATGGTAGTACTTTGCTTGTTTCTGATCTTGACCAAGTCTTCGATCATAAGACTGCATGACTGCCCTGTAGGGGCAGGGGGCAGATGAGGGTATGGCGTTATATGCATGTACAAATACACAGATCAGGAATTTTGAGTGTTAACCACTTTGCCATATATACAGAGACTGCTGCCAAATATTTGACTGAATTGGCTAAGATTACATATTGACATACTCACAGAATCTGTTATAATTATATATAACTAGTTCTAAGATGACATATAAAGTGATACACTTAAATGTTTATTCATTAAAAATAAATTAACACTTATATGATACATTTAAATGTACGATAATGAGTATTCTCCGTACTTTTTAAAAAAATAATTGACAATGGGAAAAAAATCCGTAAAACTATACACAGATAATGTTATTGAAGAGTTCTATAAACAC